GTTTCTTTTAGAACTCTGGCTAGTTGATTATCAAACCGTGATGGGTCTTTAATATGCTCACCCATTACACGCTCATACTCAAATGCCATATCAGCACGTAATGATACTATCTTCTTTTCTGTATAACCCGCCTCACGCATTTCAATTTCAGCATCTTCAAGCACATCATCAATGCTTTGATTACCGTACTTTCGTGACCATTCAATACGCTTGCCAACTCTGGCTGCATAAGAACGTGCAACACGCGGATCTTTAATTATAAAATCTTTGATCTTGTGTTCTGGTATAGCAATCTGCCGATGACGCAAATGCTTACCTTTAGGAATACCATTCATTTCGACAACCAGCATTTGATCGCCTTCTTCCATTATGGAAGCAACAGCATCTTCGGCAATCTTTCTTGGTTCGCCTCTAGTGCTGGGATCTATCTCAACAAACTTCTGCCTTTTGTCATCCCAAAAGCTAACAATCGGATTGTTCTTGATATGCTCTTCATAAATATCAACAAGACGCTTGCGCATATTGTCGTCAGCTGCAATCGCTGCCTTATCGTAGTAAATAGGAAGCGTGTAGTTGTCTGTAATTGAGTTTGCAATAAGCCCTTCATTGAACTCTACCTGCTTTCGCATTGCGTCTAAGCGTTTTGCCTGACCCGCTGTAAGCCCACGTTCAGATTGCGTACGCTCCATAAACTCAATGTCTAGCTTAATACGTGCAGTTGTATCCTTGAGTGTTTGCACACTAGGTATAAGGTTAAGATCTTCTAGCTCGTCTTTAAATCTTTCAAAGAACGTATCTATTTCAACCATTGCATCTCTAAACTCTTTAGAGAATGTTCCATCATGTTTCTTAAAGCCTTGACCAGCTTGTTTCAAAAGGCGTGCTTCATTAACAGCTGAATACCAATCCTCAAAAGTCTTAGCGTTTCTCCATTTGGCAACTATGTTGTCTGTATTGTAACCAAATATACGCGTACTAGCTGATCGATTGAGTTGATCTTGTGACCACAATTCACGCATAATATTCGTATGCACAACATATGTGCCAATATGTGTCTCTGCCTGTTGATGTATTGACTGTGTAGTGGCCTGACCATTGGCAAGATTCTTTGTTGAGATATGTTCAACCCCAACTACGCGATGAACAAACACTTTCATGGCATTTGTACCATCTTCCAGAATACGCTTGCTGGGAGTCGTTAGCATCTTCCATGCTAGTGTACTAGTCAGTGGTGTTTCTTCTAGCTCTAGGCCGCTTCTAGAGCGATCTAGGGCTATTTTATTTGTACGATCTACATAAGCTGCTTGTGACTCACCTTTTTTACGCTTGTTCTGGGATCGAACAACAGAACGCATAACTTGAAAGTCACCCCATTCATCAGGTGTAAGAAAGTCTGTTTCCCGAAGTGGGGATGCCCCTTCAACTTCTGGGCGAACCCAAGGACGCTGATCAAACTCAGCTGATAACAATTCATCATCTACAGTAATCTTTTTATTGCTTGTAACTACGCCCTTACGATTTGCTAACTCTGAATTATACCCTGCAATATCTTTATCATATTGCTTTTGCTCTTTGTTGAACTGACGCGTTGCGGCTGCGCGTGCTTTCGCAAGTTGTTTTGCTGCAGCTTTTTCTTCACGCAACAGTTTGTTTATCTCTTTAGTTCTTGCTGAACGATCTGCTTTTAATCTACGTTTTTCTTTTGCAATAAATGCACCGTCCTCTTTAGACAGTGCTTTAAGTCTTACCAAATCCTCATTAACTGTTTTTGCAAACTCAAGTGGATCTATATTTCGTTCAGCCGCAGCTTTTGCCCTTGCAGCAAAGTTTGGGGGTGACAGTTTATTTAAAGACGCAATCTCTGCATCAACGCTGTTTTTTCTATTTTGGACAGATGTAAGATTATCAGCATCAACTTGAGATTGTAATGATCTAAGTCTAGAATTATCGAAGGTACTAACAGGTTCTGATTTAACAGGTTCTTTAGGCTTGTTACGAGGAACAGGGGCTTCACCTTTTGTTACAGAAAAACCATCAACACTCTGTTTAAGACTACCACGCCCTTTGAATTGTGCATCACGCATAGCTTGTGTCTTGCGTGCATAATTATATCCAGCGCGTGCTACCGATGGTATTGAACCAATAACACCACCAAAGAATGTTGTTGCCAATATATTGGTTGCAACTTCTTCATCAGTAACCGTTTTATCAAATGGAGCGCGAATAGCTTCTGATGCAACCCCAGTTACAAAGCCACCTCTAGCACTTGCTAATGCTGCCTGACGCACAGTCATCCCGCCTTTAGCAAGCAAACCAAGCTGCCCAAATATAGGTAATGCAAACACAACATTAAGTGGATCAATCAGACTTGCAACTATAACACCGCCACTGGTTATACCAGCGCGTGTTAACAAATCCTTTTCATACAAACGCTCGTCAATATTACGCTTGATATAATCCAGATGTTCCTGATCTTTGGCTCTAGCCAGCTGATTAAGATACTCTTCATACCCCCCAGCTTGAATAAATGGATCAAATGAAGGATCAAATGATCGATTGCCAAAGATCCCTTCTTCCTCAACACGGTCAAGAAGAGGCGAGTATTGATATGCAAATGTCGCTTTAAATGCCTGACTAAAGGTAGGCGCAGATAAAGGCGCATTAAGAGGGCCGACATCAAGCGGAGGGGTATAGGCATTTTCCAGTGAGACTGGCATTACTCAATACTCTTTCTTCGTTTGTTTTCTGCACGTATTTCAGCAAATGAAGGGGCGTTTTTAGTATTTAAAATTTCATCAAGCTTAATGTTTTTAATACGCAGCCCTTGTGCTTTAGCAATCTTTTCAGCCATAGCCTCCCCAAATTTTGTTGCCATATTCTGATTCTTGTTAATGGTCTGCGATCTGATGTAGATAGCACCATTGGAATTAGTAATAGGGCGACCCTGCTTATCAAGCACTTGCCATGTAACAGATGAATTAGTTGAGTCAGGGGATGGATAAAGAAAGGCGTTCGTACCTAACTCATAATACGCACCAGCTGTCTGAATTTTTTTATTAACAGTTAGTTCAAACTGATCATACAACTCACCTTGTGGGTAATATCTTTCTGGTGCAAACTCTGATCGATCTTGCATTTGTGCGCCCATAATGTTGGGTGTGATGATTACACTAGTCTTGGCGTACAATGTTTCATACGCAGTGTTTATATATTCATCAGCCTCATCAGGTGGCAGTGATGCGTAAGCACGTTTTGCAATCGTTTCTAAACGACGAAATGCGCTTGGATTTAAATTTTCAATAACACCTTTATCAACCCAACGCTGTTTAATCTGAGCGTATGCATCCTTGTTTGGATTACCAAGTCGTGTGCGTGCAGCATTTTCTAAATCATCACCAACAGTAGAGCCTTCTGTAAGAGACGTTGCATACTCATTAGCAGCCTCTATTCCGTAAGACATTGCGTAGTTATTTACATTTGCCCAGAATGCATTGACAGGATCAGCTAGTTTTGAATTAACTACAGGGCCATTCTTGGTCATGCCCATTGAGCCTGTACCCCANAAAGTTAAAAGATTGCGCAGCTGGTTTACATCTGTTGGTGTGCCATTAGCTACGTTTGTTAATGCTTTNACTATACCGCTTGGNAAAACCTGTCCGTTGCGNAACAATTTACCAAGAGGNNTTTCAGGATTTTGTGCTTGTGCTACACCTTGAGGCCCAANGATTGTGGCTTCATCAAGNNCGTTTGCAGTAAAAAAACTCTGCATATCAGTTTCTGTTTTAGACCCACTACCAGCATATAAAGCACCATTCATTTGATTTTGAACTTCAGACATAATAGCAGTTTTCTTTGCCATATCAGCATTACGACTTGAATATTGATTAGCAAGAGTACGTGCGCGTGAACCAACAGCTGCCCTAACTTCTATGTCATCAATAGCAGCTAGAGACTCGTCAGTAACACCTCTTCGCGCCAATGCCTCACGAACCGTCATTGTCTTACCGCCAATAACAATCGGTTTGTCAGGCTCTACTATTTTCCCAGTGGTATATGCCATTTGAAGATCTTCAAGTAAGCCGTGTTCACCTTCATTAATCATAGCATTAGCTGTCATATTCATAGTCTCACGATAAAGAGCCGTATTAACACGGCGTATTAACTCACGCTCTTGTGCTAACGTGCCACCCATACCTCTAATTAATCTAGCCTTCTGCCTACCAGCTTCTGCGACATCCTTTGCTGTATCCATATCGCCAGCTTGTAGTAGCGCAACAACTGTTTTGACATCATCATCAACGTCAATAGCCATATTGGTTATGGCTGCATCACGCTCATCATTTATCTTTGCTCTGGTTAATTGATTGACATGCTCTTGTACGCGTGTTGCACCAACATTATTGAGAACGCCCTGACCAACCCTAGCAAAACCCTCTGGTATGGCATTCATTATGCCTTCTAGTTTTATTGCAGCTAACTCCTGAAACTTAGCTGGATCGTTTTGGTGCTGATCAAAATCATCCCTTAGTTTTAACAATGATCTATCAAAATCTATTCCAAGCTGACGCGCATATGTTTCTTCAATGATTGGGGTTGCAGCATTACGCGCAACTCTTGTCATGCCTTCTGATGGGTCTGTATAAACAAGATTACCTTTTGCATCACGTTCTGGGATAAAGTTCCTAGCCTTTTGTTTCCCAAGTTCGGTTTGTTCTACTTCAAATTCTTGATAAGCAACACGACCAACGGTATCAGCTGCGCGTGTTAATGCAGCCGCAACCTGATCAGCACCAGTGTTTATCTGCAACACACCAGCACTTCTTGTTATTTCCTGTGTTCCTTTAGATTTAATTACGCCAACCATAGATCACCTATTTAAATAAAGAGGTATATGCATAAGCAGATGACACACCATCAATCAGGCTTGCTGTTGCGCGGTTCCTGCCCTGCATAACAGCTATCTGCCCAGCCAATCTATTCTGCGCAGCCGCAGCCATTACACTTGTGTTTCTTCGAGCAGCATCAGTTGCTGCGTCTCGTTTAATCTTATCTGCAATCTTTTTAAGGCTGCGGTTATTACCAGACATAAAACCAGACATTGCATTATTGGCAGACAAGTGAACCGACATGTTGCTGATAGCTGCATTATGTCTTTCACGCCCTTCTAAAATTGCATCCTTACGCGCTTGCTCATATTGTTGCTGTTGCATGCTAGCCTGATCGTTAGCAGCCTTCATCGAATACAATGTAGAAAAAGCCGTAAGGCCAAGTGTGAACGGATCCATTAGTACGCCAACTCCATCACCATGCCGTTTAACTGCAAGTCAAGGGGTACAGATTGTGAGATTGTGACTTGCGGATCGCGGCTAAAGCCAAGAACAAAGAACTCTTTTTTGCCAGTAAAGGCAGTTCTATCTAATGCAAAGTCGTCTGTAACATTGCGCACAATCATATCTGTGCCATCAACAGACACAGCTAGAGTGTTAAACAGATCAAGAACAACAGATGTAATGCGGCGTTGCTTACCAGTTAAAGGCCCTGTTGATATTGCACCATCTATAGGTAACGTTTTTAATTCTGGTACAAATGCATAACCTACATAAGCTGATGTCACAGTTGCATCGACAGCGGATACATTAACCTGTGCAGAGCCAACAGTATAAGAACCTAAGAAATCTGTACCGCTTACAACCTTAACAGCTGCACCATTTGCAAAGTCAGAATCCAGACCAGTTAAAACACCAGATGACCCTGTATAAAGATTACAGTGATCCATAGGCATTGAGTTGTTAAACTCTTCTAAATAAAATTTGTTTGTACCTGCACCATCATTACGAACAGCAACAGTAAATAAACGCTCACCAACCGAACATACGCTATGAAACTTTCCGTTCGTATCCCATAAAGCCCAACCCGCTTTCTTGTCTGCACGCAATGAATAGAACACTGCAATTGTTCCATCATCATTTACATAGAATGCATAGCTTTCTGGTTTGTTTAAAGCACCTTTGATTAATGCCTGTTGTGTAGGGTTTCGTATAAGATGAGGCGATAGAGTAGATATGTTTGTAGAAACATACGCACCTTCTGAATCTGAAAATATATATTCCCTGACTGCGCTTTCAGTCTTTTGCACAAACAATGTTGCACCATCAAAAGGTGCTGGCTTTACAAACGAAGATCCAAATGGTGTCTGACGTTTGACCTGTGCAGTAGAGGGTGTGACTGGTGCATTAGAAAACGAGGGTACATAAAACTCTGAGTCAGAGGTAAAGACTTGCAAATCACGATTGGAAACCATGTGACGTATCTGGTCAAACGATCCCACATTTGCAGAAAGATCGATAGCTTCATCATCCTCTCCATCTCCCAAATTAAAGTTAAAATAGTTATTACTTCTTGATGCCCATATATTTGATGGCTGACCAAGAGAACCAGCAAACCACAATCTTCCTTCATGGAAAGTAACGCAGCTTGGGTAGCCCCTTAGGGATGAATAGGACTGCTCTTCCCATTGTGTAGTAGCTGCGCCAGTTGCAATCCGCGGCGACCCGCCACCAACCGCAGTTGTTGTTGCACTGGCGGCAGCTGTTATCTCATATACATTTTCATTTATTACCGCAGCTACGGTTCGTGACCCATTAATATTGCCAGATGATAAACCACCGATACCAGAAGCACGATCAATGGTAATAGATGCGTTGGGTGCAAGACCATGTAGGGCATGTGTTACAAGAACCCTGTTTGAACCTGACACTGTTTCAAGCGCATTAATATCAAGTTGCTGTCTGATAGTGCCACTTATGTTAGCTGTAGCAGTTGTACCATTTGTAACTGCGGTAATGGTTAGATCAGCACCATGCATGCGCAGCTTAATACCAACATGACCAGCAACAAAATATGATGCACTCGCCGTAAGTGTTGCACCATTTCCACTTGTTGCATTCGATGCAAGCGTTACACCGTTGTTCTGAAAATTAAAATATGGCTGATGAATAAGATTGCCATCTGTTGAAGTCTCAAACTCAAAAGGCTGAACTTGAAATGTTTCTAATCCTGTACGGACAAGTTTCAATATAGGGTAAAGCTGATGACAGATGAACATGACATCTGCTTGCTGCGCATATTGTATCTGAATAACTTTGGCCTGTGTAAAAGGCAAAGCTGTACCAGCGGTATCCTGCGTTATGTTTTGTATATGCTTTGGATTAAAGCTATCTGTTGGATCAAGAATAAATACATCTATTTCAGCTGCACTAAATGCAACAATGTAGCGTTCATCATCACTAAATATAAATGGCTCAATGCGAACCTGTAGATCTTCAGCACTAGCTGAGTAAGTGTTATTAAACGTATACCAGTTGCGTGTGCCGCTGCGTTTTTCAACACCACCTTCAGATTTGATAAAGAAGTTTCTAATGCGTGCAGCTGCGTGCGTATAAACAGCTGCATCAGTTCGTGACGTTAATGATGGACTGACTTCACCAAAATCAAAGCTGGTCAGCGGCACTCTGATTCTAGCCATTAAGTGCTTAACCTCTCAGTCTTAAATCTGTTTGTGACTAACTTGCGTGTGGTCTGTTGCTGGCTGTCTAGGTTTCTTGCCTTTGCCATCAACCGTTCAGCTTTTGCTTCCATTACCTGAGTAAGCGTGTCATCCCTTGCAATCGAAGAAGCAAAGATAGCGGCAAGCTGATACTCAACAGCTAATGTAAAGTAAGAAGGCCATGTTGTTTCATCTGCACGAAACGAATAATCAGCAACAAGCTCATCTGTTGTTGATGAATCAGAAAATACCTTGTCACCATATATCGAATAAATAATTAACAGATCGCTTACAGTAATAGCGTGAACCATTATTGAATCTACAGGCAGCTGATGCGCTACTGAAAACCGTCCTGTTGGTTCATCTGTTAGCTGGTTCAAGACAGCTTGGTTTGTAGCAAACCGCCATCTTGTCTGACATAAAGATGCTTGTGCTACATCTTCATACATGTTGTTAGCAATTAAAGCTTCGGTACTAACATCTGAAAAAGAAGAAATAGGGTTTGCGCCAATCAGTGTTAGCGCACGTGCTGCAATATCTATTGCTGAGTTAGCTGCTGTTGATGCCATATCTGGTTAAGGGAGGGTAAGTTGATGCCTTAACCCTCCCTAATCCTTTAGTCGCTGTCAGTCATTGTTACTGCTGTACCATCGGCAATGTCTACGACAGAGCCAGTGTTTGACAGCACCACAGAGATACCCATAGTCGGTGCATCACTGTCATATACAAAAATGACATCACCAACATTGAGCATGCTAGCAGCATCATTAAAGTAACCTGATACACGAACAGCTGATAAGGCATCAGTTGAGTCATAGTACCAGAGGCTATGACCGCCACCACCTGCCATACGAGTAAGACCTGCTGAAGAATATGCCATGATCTCTACTCCTTATGTGTTGTTATCAAGAAGTTCATAGACACCGTTATCATTGATAACGACTGCGCCCATGGACATTGATGATGTGGTTAAGTGGGATACCTTCTCAGGAATATAGTTCACCTCAGTTGACACATCGGAATTGATGCCGAGTCCAACCGCATTATTGTGATAAGCCATATTCTTACCAGCCGTTACAGCTGATGTTGAAAAGATCTGGAAACCAAGGAAGCTCTTCATGGTCATGCCGCCAGCAAACGGTAGGTTTTGATCACCGACATAATCCGATGATGCAAACTCTTCAATGAGAAACAAATCAGCAAACCCTTTCGGATTCATTGCAATGTAACGCAGTCCATCTTCAGGAACATCAGCTACACCCATTGTTTCAAACAAAGACAACAAGTCTGCCTTTTGAACAGCAGAGTTTGTATCATGGATTTGTGTTGAGTTTGCACCAGCATCCATAGCTGCATAAATGATTTCGTCAGTCTTACGACCAAGAGCAGCGGCAGAAGAAGTTGCCACAGCTTGACGCTCATCAATATTTGTTTTGAGTTCATCTAGCTTGTCGATGTACTCGGCTGCATAATGGTCAACCATAGTTACTTCTACGGTTGTATGTGTAAGCTCCATAGGAGTTACATTTCCAGCCCTTGATTTAGTTGAAGCAGAACCAGTACCGATTTTCTGAAAGCGAGCAACGCTTGCACTCACATTGTTATTACGAATGGTGTTCTTTAGTTTTGAACCCATGCGTTGATAAGCAAGGTGTACTTCGGTTTCGAACTGCTTGATAAATGCGACATCCATTGTACTCGCCATTTGATCAGTCCTTTACAAAAGTTAAGTTTTAACAAGTCAGGTTGTCCATTTCGCTCGTCATCCAGTTATCCCGCAGGGCTGTCAGTTAGAAATAGGCCATTCATTATCTTGGAATGACAGGTCTACATGGCTTGCACAACGCACAAATCTTAGGACTGCATATCCGTTAACCATTGTGGGATTGGACGAAAACATACAGCCAGCAAACGTAAGCCACTTAATTGTATCTTCGTGATCAATAGGAACTACATTTTCTAGTACGTCATACTTGCTATTAAAATAATCAAAGACAGTATGAGTTAAACGCAGCCATGTATTTTGATGCTTGTTCATATCGTAACTGCCAAGCAGCCAGACTGTTGCTAATGAGCCTTTACTTTCAAAAGCAATAGGAACTGTACCAAACATAGATATTGGCGTTCCATTAGATAGGACAGTAAATGTTTCTGCGTCCTTGATAGTCAGAGGAACATGCAAGGCACGCCATGCTGATGCCCCTCCAATGATGCATTCTCTTAAATCAGTGCTGCGCAATACATGTTGTAGATAACCTGCATGCTCAAATGTTGACTTAACAATATCAAGCTCTCGGTACGATCCCCTACCTGTAAAGTTTAGCAAAGCCATCATTCACCTGCTTGATATAACCAGCATCTCTTGCGCCTTGTTTCCAGTACCGATCATCATTCATCATTGTGCGCAAATCATCTTCTGTCACTGAGGATCCAGCTTCAGCTGTTCCATCGATGTTCGTGCTTTTTAATGAAGTCATTACTTTTTCAAGAACTTCGATGCCTTCAGATGTCTGCCCTAATCGTTCAAGCGCACCCATCTGTCCTTCATCAAAGAACTTATTTGCCCAAAGCTGCACAGCCTCTATGCGTGCATCTGCATTCTCACCTAGCTTTGTACGCTCTTGATCAAGGTTAGGAATGGATTCATTTAATGCAGATGCGTATTTCTCTATGCCATCTGCAAACTTGTCTTGCCCATATCCATGATCGAAACAAAAGCCTGACCACCAATTAAGTAAATCATTGTCAACAGCTTCTTCTTCATTAAGAACTTCTGGCAACACATAGTCACCTGCTGTTTCTGGTCTGTCCTTAACAGAGTCTGCAAGCATTTCGTCTTGCAATGACTTGCGCAAATCCTCTTCACCTTTGCCAAGTTTGGATTCAAGATTCGAATAGGATGAAACCAGATCTTCTGGTGTCTTAAATTTTTCAGGTAGCCACTCTGGTCGATCATCCACCACAGGTGCTTCAGATGAAAGCATAGAGCTTTCTACTTCTACATTATCTGTAACTTCGTTCATTGTTGTTTTACCTTATGTCCATGTTGAATGCGGCGTTCCAATAACCCCACAAGATATCGCTGACCTTCCATATGACGGAGTTCAGCATCAGTTACGTTCGGCCCATTGACTGCTTCAATAGTTATCGAACGCAAATATTTAAGTATTGATTGACCAGTTGGTGTCGCAAACAAGGATGTCATATCTTTCGAGATACGATCATCAGCATCCTTACTTCTGGAAAAACCATCCAGACTAATAAAGGGTTTGTTCATTACTGTTCCTGTGGTGGAGCCACGCCTTGTTGCTGCATAGCCATCTGTTGCATAGCCTGTGCAAGCTGCGCACGTTCATGTGAATCACGAATAAGATTATCTGGCACACCAAACTTCTTGGCTAAAAACGCTGACGCTTCTTCGCTAGATACAAGAAGATTAACCATCTGTGGGCCAAACCTGCCGCCAACCATTTCAAGGAAACGATCAACAGACGCAATGTCCTGATTAGCTTGTGCCTGTGCCAGAGGAGATACAGAACGTACCTTTACTTCTCTGCCATTCAAAGATGGTATATCAATGCGCCCTTGCTTCTTTAGAATATATACAACCCTCTGCAAGATAGGCTGCACCATTTCCGCTTGCAATCTTCCAAACGCAGAACCAATGCGTCTTGATAGATCAGCCATACGCTCTGCAACTTCAGTAGCTGTTGCTGGCGTTTTATTAGGATCACCAAGCATATCATTATAGAGCGCACGCTTAATGTTGTTGCGCATATCTCCAAGAATAAGATTGGCTACATCAAACGAACCAGCTGCACGAATAGGCTGCAAGCCCTGACTATTTGGAGCTTTAGGAATTATGGTCCCTGGCACGAGATTGATTGAATCAGTGTTTACCACTCCATCATCGTCCATTTGGTATATGCCAGAGATAGCCATCTGCGCATTTTCAAGAACAAGCTCGATAGTAAGGTTGGTGGTTTTGATTGCACTGAGGCTGTTGACAAGGGGGCCGCGTCCGTAAACTTCGCCCGAGGCTTTCGACCATCTGAAACAAACGAAAGGATTTGAGCCAGCACCTTCAAACACATCCTTAAAAATTAGTTCTTTGGTTTCCTTGCAAATAACATAATAGGCATTCACTTCCTGATTTGGTTTGGTGTAAAGCCTACACACCACTTCAATAATCTGTGTCTTGACATCAGGAGCCTTGATGATTTTATCCATCATCATTTGCGAAAGAACAGCATTAGGATAAGCAATTAATATATCGCTGTTGCGTATCTCACGTTGTCTGTAAACGTGATCAATACGATCATCTGCACCATTCTCAAGAACCAGCTGCGGCAGAGGAATAGCATTAAATCTTATTGGGTTTAAGGCATCACCTTCTTCAACAAGGATACAACCTGTTCCCACAGCCAGATCAAGGAATGCTTCGTGGGCTTCTTGTCCAAAATTACTGTTCTGCAAGACCTGAAAAACGTATTCAGTAACCTCTTCAAGCGTGTTATCAATAGCCTCAGTCTGATCACTCGGCACTTCGCTACCAGCAACAAGATCTGCCCATCGCGCAAAATTCGGAACCAGACCCGACTGTAAGCGTGAAGCAAACTCTTGTACGCCGACCACAGCTGTTTCATCAAAGATGCGATCATCTCTGCGCTGCCCTGCCGCAAGTTTTGTAAAACCCTCTCTTTGAGGGAGCGCATATTCATAGCACTCATCAAACAACCCCTCATAGTTAAGGCGGTGAGATAGAGCTTTTTCATACCGCTTGAGATATGTTGCTGCAATTTGATCATCATGCATTAGGTATACTCGTTATAGAAACCAATGCCGCCGCCACTGCCAGACAGAAGCGAGTGTGTTGCACTACCGCCCTTCTTTTTGCTTTGGACTGCCTTTTGCAGATTGGCTTGCTTGTTAGATTTCGTTGTAGCTAACTCAGCTTCCATACGATCTTTGCGTTCTGCTTCAACCGCTGGGTCTGGTTTTGGTCGTGATGAACCGAAAATGCACATAAAAACCTCGTATAATTTTCCTTATGTAAACCCTGCATAAATGCATTAAGCAACGCACAAAATTACATACGCGCCCACAATCCCTGTCTGCGGTTCTTTGGTTGGCGTGTAAACACATCAAAGTCTCTGCGTGCTTGTACTACCCGCTGCGTCTGGTTATGCCCAAGCACACCACGTCCTTCTCCTGCACCAAGCATAAGATATTGCAAAGCATCATGTATGTGTGAGAAGCGGTTCTTATCTGGTCGGTCGTCATAACGCTCACCAGATACCTGTATGCGGCGATACTGATAACCACCTTCAAAACCTTTAATCAATTCCTTGCATCTTGGATCTATAAGAAAACCAGAAAGACCATCAACCATACGGTTAAGGCTGGTGCTTACAGACTCAAGACGTAATGCAACATCATTACTTGGTGCTGGCCTTGCCTTTAGCCCAGCCCCACGCAGTATTTGAAATGGTGTTGATTCATCTGTCTGCGCTCTAAAATCTCCAGACGGATCACCAAAGATATTTATTTCGCAGTTACCATATTTAACCGCAATCTCCTGACGCAGCAATTCAGCAAAGCGAACAATGCCCATGTCAAAAGCAACAATCTCTTGCAGTATAAGCCAGCGTCCTCTGACCTTTTGTCCAAAGACAGCGGCAGGTGTTAAACCAAAATCAAGACCAACATAAACAGACATACCGTCAGCAACAGGTATCTCTTCCTGCGCAATGTGCTGATCTTGCGCGAACATATTATAAACAGGTTTGCCATCTTGGATTGCTCCCAGTTTATTCATCACATAAACATCAATCCAGCTTTTGCCCTTACCTTGTATAAGATTTGTATAATAGCTTGTGAGCATGTGCTTTTGGTTTTCTGCATGTTTATTTGGTTTGTATTTCACAACCACACCTTCATCATCACGTTCTTCCAACATGCCTGATGGTTGTGTGTAGAACTTCCAGTTATCGGGAAGCACCATCATCTTTGCTTCTTCACGGCTAATATGATCTGGGATAGGAACCTCACCAGACATAATAGGCCACCAGTGATCTTCTTCTGGCGCATTAGTATCTGCAATAACACCAGTCCATGAAGGGCCACCTTCACGCATAGAAGGGAATCTTCCTACGCGCATAGTACCAGCATCGATGATTGACTTTGGGATTTCTCTAGCCTCGTTAAAGAAAATACCTGTTACCTCAAGAGACAACAGCTTCTTTATATCTTCAGGTCTATCCAGTGCTAGAAAGATAACCTCAAGATCAAGGTCGCCTTTCTTAATGTGGTGCGTATAAGGAACCGACCAAAGAAACTTGCCCCATTCGTTTTCTGGAAACCAATCAAGCCAAGTCTTTATTGTAGTGGTGCGCAGCTGCGGATTGGTGTTACGCACAACAGCCCACCTACTTCTACGAACACCTTGTTCGTTTTTCTTTTGCATTAAGGCTCTACGGAATACCTCAATACAGCAACCAACAGATTTACCAGAACCAACTGGACCTCTAATGCCACGAAAGAATGAGTCATCTTTCATAAACGCTTTGAGTGTATCGCCATCTGGCTTGTACTTAAATTTCATTTACCTTGAAGTCCTTGCCAATCTTTATCATCTGCTCAACCACTTCAGGCCCAATAGATGCAATTAGTTTGTCAGCTTCATAGTCGGTACAAAACTCTTTAGGGTAATGCTTGAAGTGAACGCGCCTAACTACAGTTCGTAGTACCTCACGCTCTTCTTGTTTAAGGATATGCATAAATGCGCTCATCTAAATCTCTTTGATGTTTTTGCCGCAGACTTAGGTTGCGTGGAGTGTTGTTTGCCAGCTGCTTTATCTTTGCGTTTCTTAGCTGATGAAGCTGCGTATTGAGATGCCGACATAGCTTTGATCGCTTTGGCAGGTAGGTATCTTTCGCCAGTAGCATTTGGCCCTTGTGTTGATGGCTTGCCAGATTTAGTGCGCCATTTCTGTTTGCCCCAGTTCATCAAAGATTTCTGTGGCTTTTTCATCTATAACCACCACCCTTGGCTTTGTATTGCTTGGCAAGCATTTGCGCTTTACGCGCACTCCATTGTCCACTAGACCCACCTTTATTACCTGCTTTAATCCTGTTAAACAGACTCTTGCGCATAGTAGGTTTTGTATAGTTGCCAGCTTCATTTACGCGTGATTTAGCCACGGTTAATATACCTTCCGTAGTAATGATCTACGTCCAGACCCTGATGAATCTGCACTGCCAGAACGACGTTCTTCATAATCAGATATAGCAATAGCTGATGAAGAAGATGTTACGCTTGTATCTTTCGGTTGATCATTATTTGACCCAGAAGTAAAAGTACCTTCTTCTCTACCTGCCTGATAACTAGAAACCTCATCAGATCGGTAGCCAGCAACAAGCCCACGCTCATCTGTTTCTGCGCCAGTAATAAACCCGCGTGAATTATAAACAGCATCTGCACCCTGAACTATTTGATTAAAAACCTGACTAGCTGATTTTTTCCCTACTTCATTCAGCAATGATCCTAGCGCACCAAAAGAAAGACCACTCATTTCTAGCTGACCAACATTTAAACGCCCAGCTAGATCAGACGCTGCATCTTTAGTTATACCTTTGATGCCAGCAATCTGAGGCCCAAGTTGATTACCAAACATAGCCACTGCCAACCCAACATCTAAAGACGATTGATTTTGATTATACGACAGACCTGTTCCAAAATTTTTTGAGTTTGGACCGTCTTTCCTACCTCCTTCACCGCGGTCATCACCACCGTTATTGCCGCCGCCAAATTTATCTTGGCCTTGCTGGTCATCATGATCGCCAAATCCGTACATTATGCTTTTGCCTTATTGCGTTTAGAAATTGCTCTACCTTTAGATACAGCATCAGATTTCGAAGAAGCGCCCCACGCACGCAGGGAGAGGAGTAAGCGCGTGGGCCGCCCCTTGCTATCCCTTTCGGGACCTTTCATATTCCCCATCCTTTGCAGGAAGCTGGCTCGTCTTGGGTTGTCTCCCGACTTCACTGGCCGCTTTAATGTGCCGCCTTTGTAAGAGGCGCGACCTGCATCGTTGAGTCCACCTTTGGGATTCTTGCCCGCTGCTCTTGTCCATGCTGGGGATGCCATTACTTTTTCTTAGACTTCATAATCTTTTTTTGAAGGGCAGCTGGCAGTTTCTTTTGCGCAGCTGTCATCTTGCCTCCTGCAGCTTTCTTTGCAGGACGACCTCTTTGTGATCCATAAGTTCCTTTGCCCATTGGCATTACGCAATCTCCGTAGTGTATCTGTTACCGCGCCAAGTAAATTCATCTTTGCCAGCTGCGCGATTACTGGCAAAAGCTTCATCAAAACTCATTTCAGTTTGACTGGCTTCAGGACGATCTGGCGCAGAAACAGGCAACGTCATTGTGTCCGTAGGCTTAGAAGGGGTTGATAATGTTCCGTCATCAACTGGCGTAGCTTCTGCTGGTTGAATAAAAATATCTGAAACGTTGGAAAAGAAAGTTTCCAATAATCCCTTACGCTCTTCATCCATTGGCGTATTAGGAAACACTGGCTCAACATTCTCATCCTCGAACCATGTTGGGCGAGGGGATGGACGCTCTAAAGCAACAGCATCTTCTGCGGGAATATCAAAGGTAACAAACTGGGAACCGCCCTTGTCAGGCGTTGTCTGGTCGCTCATAAATACGCCGCCAAACATTCTTGCAGCCGAATGCAAACTGCCTTGCATTGCACTACCAGCAACACCAGCTGCTAACTGAATGCCAGTGTTATCATACAATGATCTTATGGTTTCTGGTTGAACACCAAGATCAAGAAGAACCTCAGTTACTTCTGGCGCATACTCAGCTATGTAATCTTGGTTGCTGGCAAAGTCATAAATGTCCTTGCCGCTATAAGCACCAGCCTCGTTTTTATACCAGCCAGTCTTTTTATCTTTGGTTAAATGAAATCTGCCAAGCGT